TATTGGTTCATCGAGAACCCGCGCGGCGGGCTGCGCAAAATGACTTGGATGCAGGGATTGCCCAGATACACCGTTACATATTGCCAGTATGGTGACATGCGGATGAAGCCCACCGACATCTGGACGAATCACCCAGACCCCGGATTTAAGCCGCCGTGTCACAATGGCGACCCGTGCCATGTAGCCGCGCCGCGAGGGGCAAAGACGGGTACGCAGGGGTTAAAAGGAAGTATGGAACGATCTATTATCCCCAAAGAATTGTGCGAACACATCGTGGACATTTGCGAAGGTGGCATGATGACGTGCGAGCTGGGATAAGGAGGAATGACATGACGAGAGATGAGATCGTGACCGTGCTGCGGTGCTGTGCCGAGGGAGAGTGTCATGGTTGCACAATGCACAATGATGAGCAGCGTTGCCAAGAACGAGTGTTGGATGCTGCCGCTGACCTGATCGAGAACCAGCAGCGGCACATCGAGGCACTGATGAAAGCCAACGCCAGCCTGAAGGACACCATTCCTCGGCCCCGAACGACTCGAAGTTGGCGGAAACTGCGCCATGAATTGCAAGTGGGAAGAAGCGGCGTAGAGCCGCCTCGCCGCCTACGAGGACACGGGGCTGACGCCGGGAGACATCAAGGAATTGCTTGACATGGCTGTGTCGAAAACAGACAAGGTTTTGCGGCTTAAAGAAGAATTGCACGCCATGAAAAACGAACTATGCCAATACTGCGGGAAGTACAAACACGCACACGAGGGCGCCTGTGACGGGTGCAGATGGAGGGAAATGTGATGGATGCTGTAAAGTTTATCGAGGAGCAAAACAGGATGTGTAATTCGTTTTCACCGGATTGCGAAGGATGCCGCGTGGATGAAGCAAAGCCTGTGGACGAATGCTGCCGGTGGATGTTTGAAAACCCCGAAAGAGCCGTCAAAATCGTCGAGGAATGGGCTGCCGCACATCCACGCAAAACGCGGCAGAGTGTGTTTCTGGAGCAGTGGCCGAATGCGCGCCCTGCGGATGATGGGGTGTTGACTTTTTGCCCAAAAAGGTTTGACTTTCACATTTCATGCTTAGCAGAATGCCATTCGTTGAAAAAGTGCAGTGATTGCCGCCGCGAGTTCTGGATGCAGGAGGTGGAGTAATGGAACGACTGACGAAGCGCGACACCGATGGACAGGCAATGATGGACTGCGAGAAGTGCAAAGCGGATTGGACGGGTAAGCATGGTAAGCCGATGGTTGACTGCACCGCGCTGTACTGCCGCAATCGCCTCAAGGATCGCCTCGCCGCCTACGAGGACAAGGGACTTGAGCCGGAGGAGGTTTTGCCGAAGGACAAGGCAGACGAGACCGCGCTGAAGCTCATGCGCCTTGCTGATTTGGAAAGCCTTTGCAGCTATACCCGCCTGCGCGAGCTGGCCGAGGCCGATAGAAACCATCAAATAGTCATCCGACCGTGCAAAATTGGAGATACGGTGTGGGCTGCGGACATGGAGCCCGCAATCCCGCTACACGTCATGGCAGATGCGGTCTATCTGGAGGGGAGACATGGCGGAGATTATGAACGGCTCAGCAATTTCGGAAGCGTTGTTTTTCTTAGTCAGGAGGAAGCAAAGGAGGCGGCGTCACATTGGATGAAGTGAAACGGTGTCCGTTCTGCGGGGGCGAAGCAAAGCTCATGGGCGGCAAGGTCTATACGATTCCAGAGATCGACAGTAACGGCGCTTATGTGGACGCCGATATTGAAGTTGAACCTTCGTGGGTCGAATGCCAGAGCTGCCACGCAATGGGGCCAACCTTCGACGAGACAGATGAAGACCCCGAGAATGCGGTCGCCGCTTGGAACAGGAGGGCGGGATGAAAGTACCGAAGTATATCCGCGAGAAGATGCACCGTATTGCGCTCTATGCAAGAATGGCAAGCAATCTTGACCGTGAAGTAGGGTTTTGGCTTGGACAGCACGGGATAGATGTGGAGAAATTGAGCGACGGCGGTGGCTGGGGTTACGAAGAACTCAGCTACGGTAATGACGTAACGGATGAACTGTGCGCCCAGATAGAGCAGATGGAGGCGGAACAATGGAAGTAAAACTGAAGCCCTGCCCGTTCTGTGGCGCAGACAATAAGCCTATGGGCGCGATCATGAGAACGGCAAACCGTGGGGAGTGGAAGCACTGGTACAACGGCTGCGTTCTTTCCGGTTTTGTAATTAAGGCGGACAAAATCGAAGTGTGGAACAGGAGGGCTGAAAATGACACTAACTGAGATGTTTACAATTTGTGATTCGTGCGTATATGCGCCATGTCTTTGTGGGAATGACCCTGAGAACTGCGTGGCGTATGTGATGAGGACTTCTGACAATGGATGAATACATTAAGCGGGAGGCGCTCATTACCAAATTCAAGAAAATGGAGCTTGGCGAACATGGTTTGGTAGAAAGGCTATTTGCGGATGGAGTATATGCTGTCATCGCAGCGTTCCCCGCCGCCGACGTGGCCCCGGTGGTGCATGGGTGCTTCGAGCCGTGTTTTGACGAGAACGGTAATTGGCGGCAGGGCTTTGCGAAATGCTCGAATTGCGGCAAGGAATACTACGCACAGGTAATCAACCATTTTGGTTTCTGCCCCAACTGCGGCGCGAAGATGGACGGAGGTGTCAGCGATGAGGCTGATTGACAGGGATGCTATTCATTGGCGACCAGATGAAAATTGGGAGCTTTACGCTACAGCAGCAGATATTAGGGCTATTCCCATCGTCGATGCTGTGGTCGTTACTCGGTGCAAGGACTGCGAGCACTATCGCAACCACCCGAACGGGCTGTGCTATTTGCACACCGAACCGAAAGAGACCGAACGTGGGTATTCCGGCGAGGCGGTTTGCGTAGAGCCGGACGATTTTTGCAGCTACGGCGAGCCGAAGGAGGGGTAACACATGGACGTTGTTGGGCGAAAAGTTGTTAAAACGCGGGCGGCTCATGTGTGCTTCGGTTGCGGGCGCAAATTCGAGCAAGGGGCTATGATGGAGCGCAGTTGCGTTTTCGATGGGACGCCGTGGACGTGCTATCTGTGCGAGAGCTGTCAGAAAGCGTCTTCTGAGTTAGGATGGCAAGACGAGTATGGATTTGGGGACTTGCGCGAACGTGCGCTTGAGATAGAGAGGGGGGGCACTCCATGCTGATGATCACGATTAAAGCCAACGTCCCCGCCGCTGACGCGCAGGGCATCAAGGAGCGCATCGCCATGGACATTGAGCGCTACGGCGACGTGAAGGTCGTGAGCATCGTGAGCGACCGGGGGCGGGAAGAACAGCTACGAATGAAAGGAGCCAAATTATGAGCATCAATGTGAAGAAGTACACCAAAGACCAGATGGCGAAGATGGTGGAAGACGCGCAGGAGAAGTCTGCGGCGCTTGAAAAGGAAGTCGTCGAGCTGAAAAACTGCATTGACGCGAAGAACGATCTGCTTGCCGAGTATGCAAACTTAAAGGCGGCGATGCAGCGAAAGAACGCCGCTCTGATTGAGCAGATCAGCCAAATGAACGGCGAGGCCATCAACAAGGCAAACGAGATCGCGAACCTGAAAGCGGACGCGGATGTGTTGCGAAATAAGCTCGCTGATACCGAGGCGGCGCTTGGGCGGGCGAATGCGTGCATTGCTACCATGAAGGTGGAAAGAGATCAGCAAACGAAAGACTGTTTCGAATGGCAGAGAAGCGCGCAGAATCTGCATGACGACCTTTTGAATGCACGAGAGCGCGCCAATTACGCAGAAGCCCACCCGTGGCGTAACCTGTGGGCGTGGGTGAAGAGAAAGATGGTACGCCATGAGTAAACCTCGGTATAGTTGGTGGGGCTATGTAAAAGCCATTATCCGTCGCTACGACCCAGATCGAGAGCAGGAGTTGCATGGAGTGGCTTTGTTAGAAAACAACGCTGTGCGAAAAGCGGTGAGCGAAACAAGGTCAATGCAGGACGGCGAAGAGCGCTTGAAATTTATTCGCCTCGTGTTCTGGGACAAAACCCACACGCTCGAAGGGGCGGCAATGGCGGTCAACTGTTCCGACCGGACGGCGAGACGATGGCATACGGATTTCATTAAGTGCGTCGCACGGAACTACGGGCTGCTCGATGATTAAAAGTTGGCCTTAAAAAGCCATTTGCTTATGAGATAATAGAATCGCAGAGGTGCAAAAGCCTTTGCGGTTCTCTCATTTATGGCGTTTACCCCCTACGCCATCGCGGGGCGCGGGGCTTTTCATCTTTTCACACCGTTCCCCGCAACATGCCGCACGCGCGATGCAGCCCACGATCAGGGCCGAGAGGTCGCACCTCTCATGCGGCACAGGACCCCGCGCACCTCTCAACGATGTGGCCCAGCGGGGATATATGCGGCGTGCAGAAGCAGAAGCGAAAGCAATGACTATAGGCAACATTGCGGACGTGTGGCGGCTCAATACCGCCTCGCCGCTCCAAAAGAGGAGCGCCGCTGCCTTTGGCAATGGGCAAATCTCCCGCCTGAAAGTGCGGCAATAATGGTTCGCGTGAGCATGGGGTGAGCGATTAAATCAGGCCAAATCGGCGACAACACCGGGCGAGCTTGAGCCAGTAAGTGTATGCCCTTCGGGGCGGGTAAAGTCTGCTATGTAAAGCCAAGGGGCGGGGGCTGGTAGCAAATAAAAGTGCGAGGTGGTGACAATGGCTGCGCGTCTGACAGACCGACAGAAAAAGAAAATACTGGCGGACTATGTGCAGACGAATAACTATTGCGCCACAGCGAAAATCAACGGTGTGTCCGCAACGACGGTCAAGAACCTTGTGCGGGCGAATGCCGACATTGTGGAAAAGTGCGAACAAAAAAAGGAAGAGAACACCGCCGATGTGATGGAGTACATGAACGACCACAAAGACCTTGTGTGTTCGTTCATCGGTAAGGGGCTTGAAATGCTCAACGACCCGGAAAAGCTGGCGGCGGCGAATCTCAGCCAGATCACAACGGCGATGGGGACGCTGATCGACAAGTGGGCGATGATCGGCGGCAACCCTGCCGACACGGTGAAGGAAGATGCGCTCAGCCAGAGCCTAAAAGAAATGGCAAAGGAGATTGAAAGCGATGATTAGTGCAAAACAGCAGAAAATCCTCGCTTTTCCCTATTCCAAGTATGACGCGCTGATCTGTGACGGCGCTGTGCGTTCCGGCAAGACCTCCATTATGATGTGGGCGTTTGTCCACTGGGCGATGGAGAATTTCAGCGGTCAGCGTTTCGGCGTGTGTGGACGCACGGTGGATAGCTGCACCAAGAACATCATCGTGCCGTTTACGGCGATGAGTTTGGCAAAGGAGCGCTATATCATCCGCTGGCGGCGCGGCGACAAGGTTATGGAAGTGCGGCGCGGTGCCGTGACGAATTACTTCGAGGTGTTCGGCGGCAAGGATGAGGCCAGCTATACGCTGATTCAGGGCCGCACGCTGGCGGGTGTGCTGCTGGACGAAGTGGTGCTGATGCCACGCTCGTTCGTGGAACAGGCGCTTGCGCGATGTTCTGTGGACGGCGCGAAGCTGTGGTTTTCATGTAACCCCGGCAGCCCGCATCACTGGTTCTATCAGGAGTGGATTAAGCGACACCGCGAACGGAACACGCTATATCTGCACTTCGAGATGACTGACAACCCAGGTCTGAGCGAGAAAACGCTTGCGCGCTATGAAAACATGTATGCCGGCATTTTCTATGACCGGTATGTGCGCGGATTATGGGTAGCTGCCGAGGGCATTGTTTACAAAGACTTTGCTAACGACACAGAAAAGTATTTGATCGACGATCCGTTGAAATGGGCGGAAGAAAACGATACAAAGTTCTCCGTTATTTCCATTGGCGTTGACTTCGGCGGCACGAAATCCGCGACAAAGTTTCAGGCGACCGGGATTACAAAAGATTATCGAGTGGCCGCGCTGGAAGAGGAATACATCAAGAACGAAGAGATTGACCCTGACGAACTGAATAGGCGCTTTGCTATGTTCTGCCAAATGGTTACGGCAAAGTACGGATACAGCCAGACGCGGGCAGACAGTGCGGAAACGGTGCTAATTCGTGGATTAGATCATACCGCGCAGAAGATGCACCTCGGCACGCAGGTCAAGAACGCAATGAAACTGCAAATTACAGATAGAATCAGGCTCGTGGTGCTGCTGATGAAGCAGGGGCGTTTTAAGGTTTCGCGCAGCTGTCCGCACTTGATTGATGCACTGCAAACTGCAATTTATGATCCTGACAAGTTCGAGGACGAGCGCCTTGACGATGGAACATCTGATATTGACAGCCTTGACGCATTTGAGTACAGCATTGAGCCGTACTACAAGGAATTGGAGCGCGCAGGGCACATGAGGACGGTGAAACAGTGAACATTCGCAGAGCACTTAAAGAATTGGGCTTTGACACGATCAATAGCAAATTCTACGACCTGATCGATGTATGGAAATCATGGTATGACGGCGATGTAAAAGACTTCCACAGTTATACGGTGTGGAATGGCATCGAAGAACTGGAATGCCACAGATATTCCGTCAACATGGGCAAGAAAGTCTGCGAGGACTGGGCGAACCTGCTGATGAACGAGCGCGTGAATATCACGCTTGAGGGCAAGAAGGAGCAGGAATTTGTAGATGCGATTCTTGCCGATAATAACTGGGAAGTCAAATCCAATGAATTGCAGGAGCGGAAATCCGCTGTTGGTACAGTTGCTTATGTTCCAATCATGGAGGATATGAGCGTTGACCCTGATACAGCAGAGATCGCTAACCCCGGAAGAATTCATATCAACTATGTAACCGCTGCAAACATCTACCCGCTGACGTGGGACAATGGCATTATTCGTGAGTGCGCTTTCGCGTGGACAAAACGAGTTGATGATACGGAATACACCTACATTCAGGTGCATCGGCTGAGCGGCGGTGAATACGACATCGAAAACCACCTGTACGATGCGAAGGAAGTTCTATTAACCAGCGTGAGAGGATTTGAAGCAATTCCCCCTGTTGTCCACACAGGAAGCGCCAAGCCGCAGTTTGTCATTGACCGTCTGAACATTGCGAACTCTGATGAAGATAACCCTATGGGCGTTGCAGTGTTCGCTTCCGCCATCGACCAGCTCAAAAGCGTTGATATTACATACGATAGTTATGTGAATGAGTTTGTGCTGGGGAAAAAGCGCATCGTGGTACAGCCGGAAGCAACCAAGGACATCAACGGTAGGCCGGTCTTTGATAAGCGCGAAACGGTTTACTACGTTCTCCCGGAAGATCGCGCATCTGATGGAAACATTTTGCAACAGGTCGATATGACGCTGCGCACAGCAGAGTTTAACACCGGTATGCAAGATATGCTCAACATATTGTCGAGCAAATGCGGCTTTGGCGAGAATCATTACAAATTCGATCAGACAAGCATTGCCACGGCCACACAGGTCATTAGCGAGAATAGCACCATGTTCCGCACGATTAGGAAGCATGAAATTATCCTCGAGCAAGCGATTACGGTGCTGTGTCGCATTTTGCTTCGCATGGGCAATCGCTATATGGACGCAGGACTTGATGAGGAAGTTGAAATCTCCATTGACTTTGATGACAGCATCATTGAGGACAAAGACGCCGAGTTTAACAAAGAGGAACGGATGCTTTCTGACGGTATTATGAATGATTGGGAAGCTCGTATGCGCTGGTTTAACGAGGACGAGGCGACCGCAAAGGCGGCTTTGCCGAAAATGCAGGACATGACAAAAGAGCCGGAAGAGGAGATTGAGTGAGGTGACGGCGCATGCGTCCTTACCCTTTTAGCCCCGCCTTGCTTGACGCGTTGCCGGAAGAACTGGCAGAACTGTTCCGTGCGCTTGAAATCACGCTGCTGGAAGAAATCTGCTCCCGACTTAAAGCTGCAGATGAGCTGAACGAGGTAACGGTGCAGGATATTCGGGCGCTACGGGCGCATGGTATCGATCTGAAAGAGATTGAGAAGGCAATCCGCAAAACTTCCGGTATCAGCGAAACGAAGTTGAATGAGCTGCTTGACGATGTGGTGGAGCGCAACCAGAAGTATTACACCGAGCTTATCGCCCTTGCGCACATCACACAGCCGGAAACGCTGGTAAGCGTAGAGGATACTTGGGCAATATACGAGCAGACGAAGCAAACAATGCGCAACATAACGCGCTCAATGGGCTTTTTAGTGGACGCTGGGCGCACAATGCTGCCCCCTGCCAAATCGTACCAATGGGCGCTTGATAATGCGGTGATGCAGGTGCAGAGCGGCGCGATCAACTATAATCAAGCCATTAAGACGGCAGTAAAGCAGCTTGCAGACAGCGGCTTGAAGGTCGTTGACTATGAGAGCGGGCATCGAGATCAGATCGATGTGGCGGCGCGCAGGGCCGTGATGACTGGCGTAAATCAAATTTGCGCTAAATATACGGAGCAGTCGGCGCAGTATCTCGAAACTCCGTATTTTGAGGTTTCCGCCCATGCTGGCGCGAGAGATAAGCCTGGGCCGTCACCGTGGTCAAGCCATAAGGACTGGCAAGGCAAGGTATACAGTATTCGCGCAGGGGACATCTACCCGAGCATTTACGATGTGTGCGGTCTTGGGGCTGTTGATGGACTTGAGGGGGCCAACTGCCGCCACCGCCGCAACGTTTGGGTTGAGGGCGTAAGCGAACGCACATACACAGACGAACAGCTTGCCCATATTGATGATGATCTCGGATGCGAGTTTGACGGAAAGAAATACACCGCATACGAGGCGACGCAGATGCAACGGCGCGTTGAACGCCAGATTATCAAGCAGAAAAGGCTTGTAACAGCATATAAGGCGAGTGAGCAAAAGGACGAATATTATGCCGCAAAAGCGAAACTGGCAAGACTGAACGCCAAATATAAGGCTTTTAGTGAAGCGGCGGGGTTGCCGCTTCAATGGGAAAGGACAAGGGTGCTGTATTGAATTGGGAAGAAGTAAGAAAAGCAACCGACGCGATTCTAAAGCGCGGTAACGATGTGGAAATCCGGCGCAAGGGCGATGGTTACATCGTCTTGGAGGTCAAAAAAACAATCAAATACAGCACTCCCGCGCAATAGGGCGCGGGAAAGGGCAATAGGAGCCAGCTTGTAAGGATCGCTTACAGGTTGGCTCTTTTGTTTTAGGTAAAACCCGCGAGGTACAGCGGTTTTTATACAACGTTCGCCCCCGAAGAATTGGGGCCAAAGAAAAGGAGAACGAACAATGGCGAAATTTACCAGAGCAGAAATCAGAAATATTCTCGGCGAGGCTTGCACCGAAGAGATCGAAAATCGCTTGGTTGCGCTGCATCTTGGCGTGGTCGACCCCCTCAAGGACGATCTCACAAAGTACAAGGCGGACGCGGAGAAGCTACCCAGCGTCCAGAAGCAGTTGGACGATCTCAAGGCGGCAGGTGACGGCGGCTATCAGGAGAAGTACGAGAAAGAGCACAAGGCTTTTGAGGACTTCAAGGCCAATGTCACGGCAAAGGAAAGCAAGGCGGCAAAGGAAAAGGCCGTGCGCGCTTACTTTGAGAGCAAAAACATCACCGGCGCGAATCTCGACCTTGCGATGCGCGGCTGCGGCGAGGAACTGTCCGCATTGGAGCTGGACGGGGAAAAAATCAAGGACACCAAGTCTCTTGATGCACTCGTAGACGGCACTTACAAGGGGCTTGTCTCCAAGCAGACCGTTCGCTTCGACACTGGCGCGCGCTTTAACGGCGGCGGGAAACCGATGACAAAGGACGAGATTATGCAAATCAATGACAGAGCGGAGCGGCGCGCTGCAATCGCCGCAAATATGGATTTGTTTAGAAAGGAAGAATAAAAATGGCTGCTGATCCTAAGCTCATTAAGAAAGCTGACCTCGCGCGTGTGCGCGAAATTGAATTTACCGAAATGTTCGGCTATTCCATCAAAAAGCTGATGGAGGCCTTGGGTGTGACCCGCAAGATCGCAAAGCAGGCTGGAACTGTGCTCAAGAGCTACAAGGCCACTGGCACGCTGGAGAGCGGCGCTGTTGCTGAGGGTGAGACCATTCCCCTCAGCAAGTACAAGACCGAAGCCGTGAACTACAAGGAGATTACGCTCAAGAAGTGGCGCAAGGCCACCTCTGCCGAAGCAATCACCGATCGCGGCTACGATCAGGCGGTAGAAATGACCACCGACGAAATGCTCAAGGACGTCCAGAAGGGTATTCGTAAAGACTTTTTCGACTTCCTCGCAACCGGCACGGGCACGGCATCCGGCGCGACCTTCCAGGCGACCTTGGCTCAGGCATGGGGCCAGCTGCAGGTGCTGTTTGAAGATGACGAAATCGGTGCGGTGTATTTCTTGAACCCGCTGGACGTTGCTGACTACCTCGCAAGCGCAAACATTACCTTGCAGACCGCGTTCGGCATGACTTACGTTGAGAACTTCCTCGGCCTTGGCACCGTGATTCTCAATTCCAGCGTTCCTAAGGGCAAGATTTACGCCACCGCCAAGGACAACATTGTCCTGTACTACATTCCCGTGAACGGCGCTGATCTTGGCGAGGTGTTCGATTTTACCACCGATGCCACCGGCTATATCGGTATCCATGAGGAACCCGATTACACCAACATGACCGCATCTGACACCGTTATCAACGGCATGGCTCTTTTCGCCGAGCGTATTGACGGCGTGGTGGTCGGCTCCATCACCCCGGCGGTGGGGGGCTAACTGAACTGCTGAATGAGCCTGACCCTGACACCCCGACTTTCTCCGACATGACAAAAGCTGAAATGCTTGCGTATGCCGATGAAAACGGGGTGGAAGGGGTCAGCAGTTCGATGAAAAAGGCTGAAATTCTCGCAGTTTTGGAAGGAGGGCACTGATGACTTACGCAGACTTTGAATACTACTCCGGCACTTACATGGGCGCCGTGAGCGAAAACGACTTTCCGCGTCTTGTTGTCCGCGCCAGCTCCTTCCTCGACTACTACACGCGCAACAGAGCACAAGACAACGCTGATCTGGACGCTGTAAAGATGTGCTGCTGTGCGCTGGTTGACAAGTATGCGGTCATCGAGGCGGCGCAAGCGCTTGCCATGAAGAACCTCACCAACGCTGCGGCGAAGGACGCAGAAGTCAAAAGCGAGACGGTAGGCAGCTGGTCCAGAACACTTGCAACGGGCGGAGAATCCGCCCTGTCTGCACTCAATGCGACGGACGGGGCAAAGAAACTGCTGGCGGAAACGTGCATGGAATACCTTGCACATACCGGGCTGCTGTATCGCGGAGGTGGTTGTAGATGTACGCTCCCCACACTGTAACGATTTACAACATCGTGCAGGAGATCGACCCGACAACGCTTGATGAGGCCGAGAAGGTCTATACCACAATCCTGCGTGGGGTGATGCTGCAAGCATCGAAGGGCGTGAACGTGCGCGAAAGCGGCCTTGAAAGTGCGGACGCTGTGAATCTGTATATCCCGTTTACGGTGGAAGCCGTGGATGGTAAGACGGGCGCGGCGAAGACCTATGCAAAGCCGCAAGAGTTTGTTAAAGCTACAGATCGCAGCGGGCTATGGACGCTTTCTTATGACGGGAACGGCGGCGAAACGTTGTTTATCAAGGGTGAGTTTATCTCCGACAATATGACCGTCGTGCAGTATCACGATGACTGCTACAAAGTGACGAAGGTCGACGCGATGGACTACGGAAGCGCCGACATGAGACACTGGGAAGTCGGAGGTGCGTAATGGGAATCAAATTTTCCGTTCATACCGATGGAATGGACGCTGTAAGGACTGCCGTTGCAAAGGCTTGTACGCGCGCTGAGCACGTTTTAGCCGAGCAGATGGAGAAAGACACTCAGCCTTTTGTGCCGTTTCGTACAGGCTCATTAAATGAGCGCACAAAGGTTATTGGCAATGAGATCATTTATCCGGGGCCTTATGCTCGATATCTCTATTACGGGAAAGTTATGGTCGACGAAAACGGGAATGGGCCAATGAAGTTTGTCGATAGGCATGGCAATTTGCAAATTAAATTTCCAAAAGGCTCAAAACTCCATGCGTCTGACCGAGATTTGGTGTTTTATCACGAGCACCACCCACAAGCTCAAGCTCATTGGTGCGAAGCATCGAAAGCACAGAACCTCGATAAGTGGTTGCGGGTAGCAGAAAAGGCGGTGAAGAAGTACGGAACAGATTAAAAAGACGGTATCGGCAGCGGAAGAAGATCAAGTTTCCCGAAAGTTGCTTGCGTGGTTAAACACATTCCCTGACAAGCCGGTCGATTTGATTCGGTTCGAATTTCTTCCCGCTGATACTGCGGCAATGGCGCTGTCTACGATTCAGGCGGCATACATCGTACAAAAATACATTCTCGGCGGGTATCAGGCAGAATACCAATTCAAGGTTATCTACCGCATGAAGCCGGGGAACAGCAACGACAAACGGCTCAAAGCTGACGAGCTGCTTAACGCCTTGGGCGATTGGGCGGCAAGCGAGACACCGCCTGACATTGGCGACGGTCGACGCGTCATTCGCATTGAGCCGACAACGCGATCCTCTCTTTTCGCCATGTATGAAAATGGAGACGAGGATCATCAAATCCTTATGAAAATGAACTACGAGGTGATTAAAAATGGCTGATATGACCTTTAACACCACGGCGGGGCAGACCGTAGACCGAGAACTTCTGATTGCGTGTCTCAACACGGGCGAAACTGGAACCCCCACGTGGTCGCCCTTCGGTACGCGCGTCACAGATTCCAGCATGGAATATGACTGGCAGGAGGATTCCTCGAAGGATATTCTTGGCACGACGCGCACGACCATGAAGAAACCCATCATCACGCAGACCTTTGACCCGTCCAATCTGGACGCTGGGGATCCTGCCATCGTCAAGATTTGGAATCTCGCGGTCAAGGAGCAGAACGCGGCGGCGCTGGCGAATCAGGACGTGCTGATTGTCCACGCCTATGCAGGCACGGCAAAGACCGCAGTATTTGCGGAGCGCTATTCGTCCTGCATGGTTAAGCCCTCTTCCCTCGGCGGCGAGGGTGGCGGCTTTATCGGTATGCCTATCGACGTGACGCTTGGCGGCACGCGCACGGTCGGCACTGCCGCTATCTCTGGCAGCACGATCACGTTTACCGAGGGCGAATAAGAAATAGAGGGCTGGCGTTTGTCAGCCCTCATTTTGGAGGAAGGTATGGAACTCACTTTTGATTCTGGCGTAAAAGAATACACAATTCGCGGCGTAAACGGCGTTGTTACCGTTTACTTTAATCCTGCGGACGTGAACTTTGCAAAGAAAGCATATAAAACCTTTGATGACCTGCGCAAGAAGCAGGAGACCCGTGCAAAGACGCTCGAAAAGGATATCCCCGATGATGAGCTTTTTGACATGGTTGATTCTCTCGACAAGGAAATGCGTAGCATCATCAATGATTTGTTCGGACAGGACATTGCCGATACGCTTTTTGGCAGCGTCAACGCATATTCCGCGGCCAATGGTGCGCCGGTTTGGCAGAACTTTATGACCGCCATCATCGAGCAGTTTGATGAGGCAGTAAAGCGCGAACAGGCGCTTGCCGATGAGAAAATCCGCAAGTATACGCAGAAATACCGCAAATGATGTACGATCTTCCAACCTCGCTGAGCGTTTGCGGCGTTGACTATGAAATTCGCTCGGACTATCGCGCGGCGCTTGACGTGCTGGCGGCATTTGCTGCGACTGATCTGACAAACGAGCAAAAAGTGATTGCGGCGCTGGATATCTTTTATCCAGACTTCTTAAAAATGCCGGATGAGCACATTCCAGAAGCCGTGAAACAGATGACATGGTTTCTCGACTGCGGCGATGAAGGCGATAATCAAAAGCGACCTAAATTGATGGATTGGGAGCAAGACTTCCAATACATCGTGGCTCCCATCAACCACGTTGTGGGACATGAAGTGCGCGCAATGCCTTATTTCCATTGGTGGTCATTCGTCTCGGCGTACTACGAAATCGGGGATTGCTTGTTTGCAAACATCGTTCGAATTCGCAACCTGAAAGCAAAAGGAAAAACGCTCGACAAGTCGGATCGAGAATTTTACCGAGAAAACAGGCGGCTTGTCGATCTAAATAAGCCGATGACGGAAGAAGAAAACGACACGATCAATGCGTGGTTGGGCAAAAAAACGCCCGACGCAAAATAGCATCGGGCGAAGATGGTTACTTGTTTGCAATGAATTCAATTTCGTTTCCAGACCAAAAGTCGGGAGTAAAGCGGATTTCAATTTCTTCCCAGTTTTTGGGGACTTCGTATCCGACAACACCGGTCATTTTCTTACCGGCAGCAACGGCTCCATCTAACTGGGGTTTATCGGTTGCGATGGTGGCCGAAATGCTCAGATTTGTCGAGTAGTCATCAACATAGGCGTTGAACGATGCGATAGAGCTAACGGCAATATCTTTATCCGACTGGTTATCAATGGAGAATTCACAAAGCAAAAACACATTACCGTCATCAGGGGTGTTGAACTGCGATCCATTGCTTTCGGCGCAAGAATCAAACTTTACACTGATTCCGTTTAGCTCGGCGGTTTCTCCAACACTAAACGTTTGTTTCTCCGCGCCAGGATCATCGCCCATGTCGTTTAATGCGGCGGCAATCATGCAAATGCCGAAAATAGCAATGATAATCCCCAGCACTGGGTGGCGCTTTTTCTGCTTGGCTCCACACTGCGGGCAAGTGGTAGCGGATTTTGCGATAGATGCCCCGCATACCTTGCAAGTAGTCATCTTATCCATTTTTCATTCCTCCTTGCCATTATTTATGGCTGCTTGGATGATATCACGCAAAAAACCAAAAAGCAAGAAGGTGATATTATGGCTGACGGCGAAGTCGTATTTGAAGCGACTATTAGCGACAAAAAACTCCATCAGGAGTTGAACAAAGTAAAAAGCAATATCGAATCCTTACAAAAGGAGTTTAAAAGGCTCGGCGACCAGAAAACGCCGATGGAAGACCGGCTGCGCAACATCGGAGCAGAGCTGGATGCGGCGAAACAGGAGCTTGCCGATATGCGCACAGCGCCAAAAGGCACGTATGAGAAAATCGACGTGTCCGAGCAGGCCGAGCGCGTGCGAATGCTGCAAAGCGAATTTAACAAAACTGCAAATAGCATTGATAAGCTCAACGAAAAGCTCAACAAAACCGGCGATAAGATTTCCGACGCGAAAACGCAGGCAGTCGAGCTAACACAGCAGATCGAGGGCAGAGCCAAAGGCGCAGGGCTGCGCAATGCAACCGAAGCGGCGGCAGATTCCATGAAAGTATTTGGACAGCGCGTAAAATCTGTTGTCCGCAGCGCACTTGTTTTTACAGTTATTACCCAAGCTTTAACAAAAGTGCGCGACTGGGTAAAGAACGTCGTAATGGTAAACTCCGAGGCAAGAGAATCCATTGCGCAGCTTAAAGGAGTGCTTTTGACGCTGGCACAGCCTCTTGTAAGCGTAATTGTCCCCGCCTTTACACTGCTTGTAAAAGTTATTACGGCAGTAGTCTCGCAAATCACGCGTCTTGTGGCGCTTATCTCTGGCAAGAGCGTCAAGGCAACTGCTAACTCGGCAAAGGCGCTAAACAAAGAGACCAGCGCATTAAAGGGAACGGGCAGTGCCGCGAAGAAAGCGGCAAGTCAGCTTGCGGCGTTTGATGAGATCAACCAGATTTCCACCGATACCGCAAACGATGCGGGCGGTGGCGCATCCGCTGACGCAATCACTCCGGACTTTAGCTACATGGACGACATCAGCGACCGCTTAAAAAAAATCGCCGATGCAGTCATGCTCATTGCGGCAGGATTAGCGCTGTGGAAAATCAGCAGCAGCTTGCCGGGTGTGCTTGGCACTATTCTGCAAAAGCTCGGCGGCATCCTTATCGCGGTTGGAGGATTGATTCTTCTGTGGGACGGCTTATCCGACGCATGGAATAACGGCGTTAACTGGGGGAATCTGCTTGAAATGCTTGCAGGCACAGCGGCGCTTGCCGGGGGGCTTGCAATCGCATTCGGCAAAGTTGGGGCTGGCATCGGCCTTGTAGTGGCTGGCGCAGCAATGATTATCACAGCGTTTAAGGACATTTGTGATAACGGTGCAAATCTCAAAAACACGCTGTTACTGATTGCTGGCATTGTGGCAACGGGGTTGGGATTCTTCTTTCTGACCGGTAGTGTCATCCCACTTGTGATTGCGGGAATTGCTACGGTAGTTACCGCTGTGCTTGCTCTGACTGGCAATTTGACCGAGTTTGCGAGAAACCTTAAAGATAACATCCTTGGCGGCATTATCCAGTTTATCAAGGGCGTGTTCACTGGTGACTGGAATTCTGCATGGAATGGTGTCAAAAAGGTGTTTAAAGGCATTTGGAACAGCATCGTCATTATTGCTGAAAGCGCGGTGAACGCCATTATCAAGGGATTGAATTGGCTTATCAGCAAGATCAACACGATTAAGTTTACCGTCCCGAGCTGGGTTCCGGGTCTTGGCGGTAAAAGCATCGGGGGGCATCTTTCCTCGCTTTCCGAAGTACATCTTCCGCGTCTGGCAACCGGCGCAGTCATTCCGCCCAACAAAGAATTTCTCGCCGTGCTGGGCGACCAGAAGAGCGGGACGAACATCGAAACGCCGCTTGCAACGATGGTCGAAGCATTTAAGCAGGCTATGGCGGAATCTGGCGGCGGTACAACTACGGTCGTTATCCAGCTTGACGGTAAGGAAATCGCACGCAGCACCGTGAAGAACATTAACAACATGACACGCGCGGCGGGTAAGCCCGTGCTGTTGTACTAAGGAGGAGTAACATGGAAGTCCTTATTATCAACGGCACGGACTACTCCGATTTTATCGCCACAAAGGGTTATGGGTGGAGCCGCAACGACCTCGACAGCGATAAGACCACCCGCACAAAAGATGGGAAAATGCGCCGTGACAAGATTACCAGCAAGCGAAAGCTGAACTATACAACGCGCTCTATGCCTCGCGATAAGCTGGCAAAGCTCGATGATGACCTTAATGAGACAACGGTCACGGCCAAGTATCTCGATCTGCATGGCGTCAGAACCAGCACGTTTTATTGCTCGTCGATGGAATGCACGCTCGAAGAAGCAGCAGACGACAATGAGGTGTGGGGCGGCGCGACGTTTAACTTGATCGAGGTGTGATATGGGGCAGACGACAAGTGCGCTGTGGCGCGAGCTGCTTCACAAGCCCGGGACGGAACGCGAATACAAATTTATCATCAATGGTGTGGAATACGGGAAAGACGCGGAGGTTTCCCACTCTGTTGAATCTCAGCTGTTTGAAGAATTTGGCATCGGCAATGCCTGTTGCGCGACGCTGAAACTCGCAGTCGTCGCGGACAATATCCCGCGCGCCGCGACGATCAATCGCTATCTCAGGCTTGTTAATGGCAGTCAGGCGACAGACTGGATCCCAAAGGGCGTGTTTTTTACCAACCGCCGTTCCTGCGATGGGAATTATTGGGAACTCGAAGCATACGACGCTATGAGAAAGGCTGACGTTGTGTGGGAGCCAGAACAGTCGCTTAACTTCCCGATGACTATGCCTGACGCTGTAAATATCTTTTGCCAGTTGATGGGCGTGGAGCTGGATAGCCGCACAGTGCTCAATAGCTCATATACCATCGACTATCCCGCAAATGATTACACCATCCGCAATGAGCTATGTTTTATCGCAGCGGCGCACGGCGGGAACTGGATTATTACCGATGCAGGGAAACTGTTGCTTATTCCGTTGTTGTCCATGCCTACCGAGACGAACTATCTCATTACAGAAGCGGGCAACGCTATCACATTTGGAGGGGTGAGGATTCTTGTCTGATAAATATTACGTCGGTGGCGACATTACGAGTTTTTCCGACAACGGCAAGTATAAGCCTATTTCCCGTGTGACGTTGCTTGTGGATGATGAAAACAGCCTGACGGCGGGCGATGATACCGGCATGGAAGTTATTGCAAGTTGCCCTCACGCCACGCAGCCAATGGTAAGCGCGTTACTGCAAACCATGAAAGGCTACCAGTATCAGGCGTACGAAGCAGGCGCGGCAAACATCGATCCGGCGGCAGAGCTGGGCGACGGCGTGACGGTTGGGGGCATTTATTCGCCGCTTTCTAAACTCTCTGATGATGGGCGCGGATACGCGGGTATTTCTTCCCCCGGGGAAGCAGAGATGGAAGACGAATACCCAGCTGAGGGGTACATCACACAAGAGTTCAATCGCAAGATTGCCGAAACACGCTCGACTATCACCAAGACCAGCGAGGAGATCATGCTCAAGGTCAAGGGCGTTGATGGGCGCGTGACGTCGCTGTCGACGTCCATTGACGGCATTGAGGCCAATATTTCGAGCCTCAACGGCAGCATTACCAACATCAAGGCCGATATCAACGGCTTGCGCACGACTGTCTCGGGCAAGATCGACGGCAGCATAGCACAGAGCATGATCGACCAGAGCATTGACAAGATCACGCTGAGCGTATCGAGCAGCAGCAGCGGTACGACGTTCAAAATTCTCAGTAATGGTGTTGTCGTTGATTCGACCGGTTCGATCGACTTGCACGTTGACGCCGTCAACATTGACGGCACGCTGACGGCAAGCGAGATCGAGGGCGACACGATCACGGTGCGCAACGACAACGGACGGCGCTGCGGTTACATCTATCCCGAGTACGCCAGCACGGCGGACTACAAAATGACGCTCGAGAGCAAGGCTATGGAGTTGAACGCGACGAGCGGAAACCTGTATCTGTCGGGGAATAACGGAAGATCAGCGCTCAATTTCGACTACGACTTCATCGATTGCCGCGGCGATTTCGCCCCGAATGCAGATAACCGGTACAATCTTGGCGCACCAAATTTTGTTTGGAGCACGATCTATTGCAGCACGAACGAGTTGAACGGGTCCGACCGGAACATCAAGAACAGCATTGAGGCGCTGCCGGTGAAGTACGTGCGCATGTTTGAGCTCGTCGAGCCGAAGCGCTACAAGCTGAACAGCGGCACGAGCGGACGCTATCACACAGGCTTCATCGCGCAGGAGGTAGAGGACGCCATGCGCGCGTGCGGCATTGATTCGCAGGAATTCGCGGGCTGGGCGGCGGCCAAGCTTGATGACGGCAGCGAGACCTATTTTCTGCGGTACAGTGAGTTTATCCCAATTCTGTGGGCCAAGGTGCGCGAGCAGGAAGCGCGGATTAGAAGATTGGAGGCATCGGCATGAAAGAAGCAATGGAACTTTTGAGCAACGCGTTTGACACGCTGAATAACACGTTGGTTTTGGGCTCGGAGGCGGGCAAGATCAGCGTCGTCAAGGCGCAGATTCAAAAGGCTTATGAGATTTTACATCGCGAGGCGGAAGAGCAGGAGAAAGACAAGCGCGAGCTTGTCGCGCTGAAATATCAGCTTGAGGATGCAAAAAAGAAAGCAAAAAAAGTAAAGGACGGCGAAGCCGAAACCGCGAAAGCGCCCGAAGAAAGCGAGGCAACCGATGGCTGATAAAGCAATTTCCGACCTCACGCAAGCGTTACAGATCACTAACGAAGACCAGTTTGTGCTTGAGCAGGGCGGCGAGGCGAAGATGCTGAAAGGCGAAACGCTGCTGAAGTTTGTCACGCTGAGCGTTGTATCGGTCACGGTGACAACGCTGCCCGCAGGAAGCTCAGCAACGGCGACTTACGACAAGTCGACTGGTACGTTGGCTCTCGGTATCCCGCAGGGCAGCAAAGGTGACACCGGCGCAACAGGCGCGACTGGCCCCGCAAACGTGCTGACCATCGGCTCGGTCACGTCCGGCAAGGTGGCGAGCGCGACCATTACCGGAGAAGCCCCGAATCAGGTGCTCAACCTTGTGCTGGAAAAGGGTGAACAGGGTGAACAGGGTAAGCAGGGTATTCAGGGTGAACAGGGTAAGCAGGGTATTCAGGGTGAAATTGGCCCACAGGGCAATCCCGGCACGGATGCTCCCACGATTACCAACATCACCATTCGGCAGAGCGACTATCACCTTATTGTGACGCTGTCGGACGGCACGAGCTACGATGCGGGCTATTGCCGTGGCGCTGCCGGTGCTGGCTCGGGTGATATGCTGGCGGCTGTGTATGACCCTAACAACAAGCATCAGGACATCTTTGCATACGTTGACAATGCTATCAAGGATGTCAAGGTGACTACTGACGCAACGCCTACGCAGGGCAGCGCGAATCCTGTGCAGTCTGGCGGCGTGTACTCGGCGCTCGTCAATAAGCTGGACAAGACCGGCGACGGCAGCAACGTCACGGCGGCATTTACGGCAGCAAGTACTCGCGCAAATGTTGCGACGGGCGAAAAACTCTCCGTGCTGTTTGGCAAAATCGCAAAATGGTTCGCCGACCTCGGCAGTCTGGCGTTTAAGTCCACGGTGGCCAAATCCGACCTTGCAAGAGATGTGCAGACGAGTTTGGGCAAAGCGGACAGTGCTTTGCAGAGCTACAAGGAAACCGACCCGACCGTGCCTGAGTGGGCAAAGGCGGCGACTAAACCGAGTTATACGGCCTCTGAGGTAGGCGCGCTTCCAGACACGACGGTCATCCCGTCCGTCCCCTCCACCACCTCTCTCATCAAGGGCAATGGCTCGGGCGGACTGGCGGCGGCGACACGCGGCAGCGACTACATCGCGAGCGGAAACATCGTCAAGCAGACGCTTGTGGCATCGGAGAGCACACCCACTGAGAACTTCGCAATCAACTGGGTGTACGGCTAAGGAGGCGCGGAGATGGCAAATGCAAAACTCGGCAGTAAAGCCGTCGGCAGTATCGTCAAGCTAAAAGTAAACGGTACGGCCAAAGAGTTCATTGTCGTCCATCAGGGCAAGCCCGGATCGATGTACGATGACTCCTGCAACGGCACTTGGCTGTTGATGAAGGATATCTACGAGAATCGTGTCTGGCAGAGCGGAGACATCAACAAGTACGAAAGCAGCGACATCCACGCCTACCTGAACAGCACGTTTCTTAACCTATTCGACAGCAATATCAAGGACGCCATTAAGCAGGTGAAGATTCCCTATCGCAAGAACGGCGGTTCGGACGGCACCGACCAGAGCGGCGCGAACGGGCTGCCCTGCAAGGTGTTCCTGCTATCCGGTCCTGAAGCCGGCTTGGCTGGCGCAAGCTATATACCGAATGATGGCACTAAGCTGGATTACTTCAACGCGAACACCGGAGTAGACTCCAAGCGCATTGCATATCTGAGTGGTACGGCCACTGCTTGGTGGCTCCGCTCCCCGAGCACCTACAGCGCCAACTACGTGTTGGTCGTCAACTCCGACGGCGGCTACAACGACGACTACGCATCCAACTCGAGCGGCATTCGCCCCGCTTTGATGCTCCCGCAGGACATGGAAGTCGACAGCTCGGGCAATGTCACGCCGCCCCCACCGCCCGCTACACACAAAACTCTCGTCAACGGCACGACCTACACCGTCAAGAGTGGCAAGTGCATGGTGGGCGGCACGGTGTACAACATCCTCAAAGGAAGGACGCTGATTGACGGCACGGGGTATGATATCACGTTTAAGCCGAGCTACGACCCTGTATTTGCCAACAACACGTGGGAGCAAATCATCGCGGCGTGCCACAACAATGCAGTGCCGGAAACGTGGAAGGTGGCAGACCAGAAACCCATGACCATTGGCGGCTCGGACTATCTGATCGACATCATCGGCAAGAACCACGACGACTATTCAGACGGATCGGGCAAAGCTCCGCTGACGTTCCAACTGCATGATTGCTATAAGATAGCAAAGGCAATGCACTCCACTGCTTCAAATGCCATGGGTTGGACACAATGCTCTATGCGAGTAGAGCACTTGCCCATTATGTTGAAGCAGATGCCTGCGGACGTACAGAGCGGCATCCGTGAGGTGAACAAAATTTCCGCGAGCAGCGGTCGGAGCCACGTGCTCGTAACTACGAAAGATAGCCTATTCTTACTGAGCGAGGTTGAAGTTTTTGGTAGTTCCATTAACTCCAACTCAGGTGAAGGCACGCAGTACGACTACTACAAAGCTGGTAACAGCACGGTGAAGAACTTTAACGGCAGTGCATACGACTGGTGGGAGCGTTCTCCATCTGCCGGTAGCACCAGATATTATTGTACTGTCAAAAGCACAGGTAGTTCTATAAACAGTGGTGCAAATGCTATCCGTGGCGTGGCCTTCGGCTTCTGCTTCTAAAGAAGAGAAAGGACTGATTATTTATGGCAATCTACATCAAAGTCAACAACACCGAATACCCCGCAGAGATCAACGGCAACCCCAAAGACCGCTCGTGGGGCGAGCGCGACACCAAGACCATCACACTCACGATGACCTCCGCCGAGGTCGCGGCACTGCTGCCCAACAACACGCCGTGGAGCATCATACAGCGCGAGATGGTGGACGTGTTGAACGAGCAGGACCAGCCCACGGGCGAAACCAAAGAGGTCGTCAACGAGTACGACAACAGCGAGTACAGTCTCGCGGGCGAGATCACGGACTACCGCGACGGCACGGTCAGCGTCAAGATGGGCAAGCCTACGGAATCCGAGCTTTCGGAGGCGACCGTTACGGCGCTGGTCGGTCAGAGCATCACGCCGCAACGAGCCGTGGCACTGCGCCCGGTCATCGAGCAGGCCAGCACGTCGCTCTCTGACGGCGAGGCGGCGAAGTCGCCCGAGCTGTTCCCGCGCTGGGCGGATCACATCGGCGAGACCGTCAAGCCCGGCGACCGCCGAAGCGATATGGACGAAAGCGGCGTGCTGCACGTCTACAAAGTTCGCGAGGGACAGGGCCACACGACACAAGCGGACTGGGCCCCGCACCTGACGCCTGCGCTGTGGGTCGTGGTCGACGTTACACACGCGGGCACGCAGGATGACCCCATCCCTGCCGCGCGCGGCATGGAGTACACCTACGGCCTGTACTACCTCGACAGCGAGGACGGCAAGACGTACAAGTGCGAGCGTACCGGCGAGGCCGCGGGCGGGAAGATCGTCTTGCAGTATCTGCCACACGAATTGGTAGGGAACTATTTCACGGCGGTCTAAGGCCTCAGAAAGGGAGCGGGATATGGATAATGCAAAGCACTACGATGATGCGGCGATCGCGCTGATCGAAAGCCGATGCAAGAGCAATACGCATCGAATCAACGAGTTGCAGGAGCACCAAACGGCGCTTGACAGGCTGGCAACGTCGGTCGAAGTGTTGGCGACCAAGCAGGAGACCGTCGAGGGCGATGTCAAGGAGATCAAAGAGGACGTGAAAGCCATCACGGGCAAGGCGGGGAAACGCTGGGACGGGCTGGTCGACAAAATCCTCGCAGCGTTGGCGGGCGCGTTTATCGCGTGGCTGCTGGCAGGGGTGGCCTTATGAAGAAGCTGAGAAAGCGGGACAAGTACGTCATCGCGGCAGTGCTCAACCTCTGTTGGTACTGCATTGCGGTGCTCGTATTGACTGCACATGACAAGGTAGTGCCGGACAGCCTGACCGTTGCGTGGTTCGCCGCGTGGACGGCTGAACTCGGCATGCTGGCTGGTATCAAAATCAAAGGAAAGGACGAATAACATGGAACTGATTCGCAAGAGACTGGCAAACCTGATGAGCGTCAAGAGCATCGTGACGCTGGTGCTGACGGGAGTATTTGCGTATATGGCCGTCACGGGCAACATTTCGCAGGACTTTATGACGATCTATGCGGTCATCATCGCGTTCTACTTCGGCACGCAGAGCCAGAAGACGCAGGACGTGATCGACAGCAAGGGTGACGGCGATGTATCATAGTAGGGACATTGCCGACCTGCGGGCGGACGTACGCGCAAACTGCGTCATCTTTCTCGACCTCTGCAAGGAGGCGGGCTTGCCGGTGCTTGTTACCGAGACGGTAAGAGATGACGAGTATCAGCGTTATCTTGCCGCAAACGGCTACGCGGCAAAGACCGCGACGCGCCCGACGTTCCACGGCGTCAAGGCTGGGCTGGCGTTCGACATCTGCAAAAACGTCAAGGGGCATGAATACGACGATGCGTCGTTTTTCGCCCGCTGCGGGCAGATCGGCAAGCAGGTCGGCTTTTCGTGGGGCGGCGACTGGAAGAAATTCCCAGACAAGCCGCATTTCCAATGGGACGACCATATGCGATACACAGGGAGCATGATTTTGGCGGGAAAGTACCCGCCGGAAATGGAGGAGTACATGGATCAGGCAACGTTTAACAAGATGATGGACAGCTATTTGGCGCAGCTCGGCACCAAGCCCGTCTCTTCGTGGGCGGCCAAAGACTGGGCGGCGGCAAAGGCTATGGGCATTACAGACGGCAGCGCGCCGCAGAGACTTATCACGCGGCAGGAAGTCGTGACGATGATCCAGAGAGCGACAAAATAACGTGTCCTAATCGGGCACAGGAAGGAGCGGGCGGCGAAAGCCCACGCGCAAGCGCCTCTGCAAGCCCTACACGGGCATGGACAGTCAGCACAAGCGTATCCGGGCGGAATTATCCGCGATGGCTCCACGACGAGCCGTCGAATATATCTTATCCTTCGAGCTGCCACAGGACGAGGCGGCGTGTATCATCGAGTGCGACGTGCGGCGGAAAAGCTGCGTCCAAGTGGCGTTTGAAAGAAACCTCTCTGTCGATGCGGTAAAGAAGTATCGGCGACGAGCATATCACAAAATTGCATCTGAACTATATGAAAAAAGAAACGGCCTTGCCATTTGGTAAGGGCCGTTTCTTTTTGTGAAAAGTAGGTCGGGATCGACCTGTAAGCACAAAATACCATTTTTCGAGCAAAAATGCAAGAAGAATCATTCGACATTTTCCGACGCACTTTGCATACACTTTACAGGCACTTTTGGGGGCCTGTTTTTTTGTACCATAAAAACAGAATAAGGAAGAAGGTGCGCGAGATGTACGAACGGCTTTTAGCTTGTGGGTTTACCGAGCAAATGGCGATGGACATTCTCGCGCTTTTTCCTGACCCAGACGAGCTGAGAACATACGTATACTTTGCGGAGATGTTTCATGTATAGCTATTTCAACCCGAACCCCAACGGGCGCAATGTGTCGGACTGCACCGTGCGTGCGATCTGCAAAGCGACGGGAAAGGACTGGGGCGAGGTTTATCTCGCGCTGTGCATACAAGGATACTTAGACGGCGACCTCCCCAATGCCAACGCTTGCTGGGGCGCATATCTGCGCAAGCTCGGCTATCGGCGCTATATCGTGCCGGACACCTGCCCTGACTGCTATACAGTCGGTAAGTTTTCCGACGAGCACCCGCGCGGGACGTATATCCTCGCGCTCTCCGGTCATGTGGTGTGCGTGCAGGACGGGACAATCTATGACAGCTGGAACAGTGAGAACGAAATCCCGCTTTATTTCTGGTTAAAAGAAACGGAGGAATGAACATGGCATATCCCTATTTCAACCCCTATTATCCTCAGCCGATGCCGGACAATCTTATGCAGATGCGGCAGATGCAGCAGCCTCAGATGCAGCCTCAGATGCAGAACCCCATCGCGCAGGGCGGCGTGCAGTGGGTAAGCGGCGAGCAGGAGGCAAGAGGCTATCTTATCGCGCCCAACTCTGCCGTAGCGTTGTGGGATTCCACCGCTCCCACCGTTTACCTCAAGCAGGCGGACGCAAGCGGCAAGCCGACGCTTAAGATTTACGACCTTGTAGAGCGCGCAGAAACGCCCCGTACAGCGCCGCAGGAAAAGGGCGTGGAATTTGTCACGCGCAAAGAATTTGACGCTCTGGCGGCGCTTGTGGGCGAAATAAAGGGCAAAAAGAAGCGCAAGGTTGAGGAGGACGAAGACGATGAATAATCCGTTTATGGCTGCGCTCGGCGGCGGGCAGATGCCGGGTCCGATGGGAGAGTTGATGCAGCTCAAACAGAAATTCCAGCAGTTCCAAAGCGGCTTTCAAGGAAACCCAAAAGAAGAAGTCAATAAGCTCCTGCAATCTGGCGCTATGAGCCAGCAGGAATTAAACCAACTGCAAACGATGGCGAAGCAGTTCGAGCATTTATTCCATTGATCTTATCGTGGCCACGATTTGATAAATAAAATTTTGAAAGGAGAGATAATATGTCTCTTTCCGACGGTGCTCCCATGATGACTATGCCGGTCGCCCCCGCAAATAATTACGGCGGCGGTATGGGTATGTGGGGCGATAACTGGATCTGGATCATTGTGCTTTTCCTCTTCGGCTGGGGCCGCAATGGCTGGAATGGTAACGGCAATGGCGGCGGTGTGATGGACGGCTATGTTCTGACCTCCGACTTTGCGAGCGTAGAGCGTAAGCTTGACAGTATTGCAAATGGCATTTGCGATTCCACGTTTGCACTCAACAATGCCATTACCGGCGGCTTTGCTACGACCACGCAGGCTCTCAACAGCGGTTTCCAGACTGCCGAGCTGTCCCGCGCAAACCAGCAGGCGGCGCTGATGCAGCAGCTCAACGCCATGCAGATGCAGGCTCAGGAGTGCTGCTGCGAGAATCGCGCGGCTATCGCGCAGGTGCGCTACGACATGGCGGCGCAGGCGTGCGACACGCGCAACACAGTGCAGAACGCGACCCGCGACATCATTGACGCGAACAACCAGAATTCGAGAGCAATCTTGGACTTCCTGACGCAGAGCAAGCTCTCTGACCTTCAGGCCGAGAACCAGGGCCTGAAGCTGGCGGCAAGTCAGGCGGCGCAGAACAGTTATCTGGTTTCGCAGCTGCGTCCCTCGCCTATTCCGGCATACACGGTGCAGAATCCCTATTGCTGCAACCAGTATGCGGCTTGCGGCTGCTGACAACTGCATAGCATAGCTTCTCGGTCACCATGTTGGTGACATCACCGAGATGGTCGGCCCCGTGCCGATACTAACGAAAACGCGGCGGGGCAATAGCCCTGCCGCTGTATTTTAACCGGGTCGATTTCGACCCCTTTAGAAAGGACTGATTTTGTGAAAACAGTTGACGAAATCAAGCGGGAATTTGTCGATCACATTGCAACTCTGGACAAAAGCGAAATGAGCATGTACGAGCTCTGCAATTATGCCGATCTTTTGCGTAAAGCAGACGAATTGTTTGCACCCAGCTACGCAGAAATGATTGCAAATGGTGCATTTGCCCCTTTTGGGGTAAATCAGAGGAAGGAGTGATACCAGTATGGCTGAGTTTAGTAATTCTAGCATTGTTTTGGTCTCTGCCGGGCAGAACGTCCCACTGACCGAAACGGCGGTCAATAGCAAGCCGTGTATCGTTCACCGCGAGGGCGCTGGCATTGCCACGCTGCGAGGTTTAACGCAACAGTGCAAGGCTCGTTTTCGCGTAGCCTTTGGCGGCAACATCGCTATTCCTACCGGTGGCACGGTCGAAGCCATTAGCGCGGCACTTGCTGTCAACGGCGAACCACTCAACAGCGCAACCGCCATTATCACCCCGGCAGCAACGGACAACTATTTCAATATTTTTGTCAGCGCCATTGTCGAAGTTCCGCGCGGCTGCTGCGTAACTGTTGCAATGGAGAACACGAGCACGCAGGCAATCAACGTGGCTAACTCAAATATGACGATTGACCGCGTGAGCTGAAAGGAGAATGGACATGAGCAAGAAAGCAATGTATGATCTGCGCAATATGCTGTGTGACGAACTCGACGAGCTGGCACGTAAGGGCGAGCTTGGCGCGGGCGACCTCGAAATTGCGCACAAGTTGACGGACACCATCAAGAACATCGACAAGATTGAGATGTTGGAGGACGACGGCTATTCCCGCGATGAAGACTATTCTCGCCGCTATTCCCGCGACGGAGACTGGCAGTCGGGTATGCGCGGCGCTTATGACCGTGATATGTCCAATGCGAGACGCGGTACGCACTACGTCCGTGGACACTACTCCCGCGACGGCGGCATGGAAAATATGAAACGCCAGTTGCAGGAAATGCTGGACAACGCCGACGATGAAAGCATCCGCAGAGCCATCCAGCGCTGCATGGACACGATTGAGGGCTAAAGGGGGTGCGCCCCTATGGTCGACGAGAATGAGGTCAATCGCTGGATAGCTCGCCTTGAAACAGAGGAATCGAGTTGGACAAACTATGAGCGCCTTGCCGTGCTGTATGCCATCCGTGACCAGCAAAACGGCAGCAGAGAGAGGGCTTTGCCAACGGCATACTCCGCAGCACCCGCGCCGGCCAACGTCGAAACATACGGCGATAGCGATTTTCTGCGCGCAGTGGCAGATGTTCCGCCGGGCAAGGCGTGGGTGATTATGGACGAGCTGATGGACAGTTTGAAAATTGTGAACGAGCGCGTCTATAATAGCGTCATGCGCAAGCTCGAAAAATGAGAATACCCCCGTCGTAAGGCGGGGGATTCTTTTGGGCATAATTTACCTTTAAGAACACGAAGGTCAAATATGCCTAACGGGGCGTTACAAAAAACGCGCCGTCGTTATCTGCATCAATTCTCCGGATAAAGCGCGTCCAGAATTCCTTTTTCTCTTCCCGTGAGTAAGTATCATATTCAGCAAGTCCATTTCGCAGCGCATCAAGGTTTGTCTTCGGCTTTTCCTCTACCGCTTCAAGGGATTTCTTTAATGTGGTGTACTCTTTCTTGTATTCGTCCAACTCAATCAAGTCGTTAAGATAAAGCGTTTTCAGCTTATCCATTTTCTTTCGTATCGCGTCCGCGCTTTGCGTGGGCTTTTTTTCTGCCTTTTTGTAATAGCGATTGTTTCGCTCGGCAATTCCTTCAAGCTCATGCAATAAGTAATCTTCCAGCGCGTCTTCGCGAATCCGCTTTTTGTGCTGGCACGCGGAGTTATCGAGCATTCGCGTCCGGCATCGGTAGTAAGTATAAATCTGCTTTGCCGTTTCCGACTGCATCGTTTTCCCGCACTCTTTGCAATGCAACAAGCCTGAGAATAAATAAACGCGATCTGTCTTAATTCCCGCGCAGCGCTGCGACCGCTGACGGAGAATATCATTTACAATGTCAAAATCCTGCTTGCTCACCAGCGCGGGGCAAGCGTTCTCGATGCCGTACACCTCGCCGATGTAAAGCCGGTTGTGGAAGTAGTTGACATACTTGTTATATGCCCGGTCAATGCCCCATTCCTCAAGCATATACCGTTTTACACCCAGCACGCTTTGCAGCCTGATGTACGCTGCAAACATATCTCGCGCGGCATCTGCCGTGCCGTTATCGATCTGGTATTGCCTGTCCTTGATGATATACCCCAAGGGCGCTTTGGACCCCGCCGGTTGGCCTTTTGCACGCTTTCCGTCATTGATAAATTTGATCCGCTCGCTCGTGCGGTCAGCCTCGTCCTGCGCGACGGAAAGCATGATGTTGACCTTCAAGCGCCCGGACGCAGTGCGCGTCTCGTAGTCCTCTTCCGTCGCTTGCCATGTCACGCCGTATTTGTCCAGTTGCGTTTGCACATCGTAGTACCCGGCGACGTTACGGAACCATCGGTCGAGTTTGATAAACAGGATCATGTCTATCTTTCCCGCCTTGCAATCGTCCAGCAGCCGCAGGAGTGCAGGGCGCTTTTTGTATGGCTTTCGCGCGGATATGCCCGCGTCCTCGTATATGCCGACCACGGTCATTTTATTCGCTTTTGCATATCTTGTCAGCGCGTCCCGTTGCTCTTGTAGAGACAAGCCATGTCGCGCCTGTTCCTCGCTCGAGACGCGGATATACAAAGCCACTCTTATCAAAGCCACTCTCATCAATGCCGCTATCATCAAATCCCCCTCCAATCAATGTACAAGCACCATGCAGCCAGCAGAACGATAATGACAAACATTATAGCAATCACGCCGTTGCGGATGCGGACACCGCGCCGCATGATCTCTATGGTATCGGCCTTTGCGTCAACGTGACGTTCCAACTCATCATTCCGTGCTTGCAAAGTTTCCTCGGTCGGCGTCAAGTGTTCTATGATTTCGCACGTCTTATCGATCGAAATGCCAAGAGATTTACAGATTGCAACGACGGTATAAAAAGATGGAGCTTTCGACAATTTAGAAAAATAGTTCTGGACGGTGGACAGCGGAACGCCGGAAGCGTCAGAAATGTCCTGATACGTTAGTTTCAGTTCTTCTTTGCGGATTCTGCACACTTCTTGAATGTTCATTTACATCACCTTAATTTCTTCAGTTTTCGAGCAATAAGTTTGCCAAAAGTGGGCCTGTCGAACGCGGTCGAATTCCGCCATGTTGCAAAGTCTTGGTATTGAAGTGGTAAGGTAAAGCGGAGTATGGTCAAAACAAGCAGCGGCGACCGCTTCCCGCTGGCTGCAAAAAGGCCCCGCCGTTTGTTGCAGAGGGCGGCGGGGCCTTTACTTCGAGATATTGATGCTTGCACCGCTATGTGCAACAATCGACATATAGCCCCGTTGCAAAAATATTTGGAGGGACATAATTATGGACGAGCAAACGAGAAAAGCAGCAGAACTTTTTGTCAACCTGACGCCAGAACAGAAAAATGTTATTCTTGCGATGGTTGATAACCTTCTATCACAGCAAGCACCGCGCTCTTCTGCTGCGGAGACAACCGGCTAAACCCGGCAATAAGTTGCGCAAGCTGCGCATCCTCACCCTCGGTCTTCGGATCGGGGGCTTTTTTTGCGCTCTCGGCCTCGACCAGTTTCCGCACCGTCTCGATATCCTCTAAGCACTTGGCGGTTTCTTCCGGGGTCTTTCCCTCGTGCAGGAGGATGTCATCGGGGGAAACATTGAGGGTTAAGCACATTTGCATAGCAAGTTCTTTTGACGGCAAATTCAAATTTTTGCTTCTGCGTAAGTCAGTTACCCAACCGTTATTTTTCTTGAATTTTCTCGAAAATGCCGCTTCGCTTATATCCGCTTTTTCACAGTAACTTACAATTAAATTTACGCAGTTTGTGTTAAGGCTTACACTATCTAATTTCTTAGGCATAATTACATATCCTTGTTTTGTGACAAAATCGTGAGGTCTTCGCAGTCCCACAGGACTACGTTTAATTCTTCTGCCAAAATCTTAGCGGCTTTGGTATACACGCTGTTTGTAACGACAACTGCAACATGAGAATCGTAATGCTCTTTTGCTGCGTAAATTTGCTGCACCGCTTCAATTCCAACTTGTCCTGAGTAGTATTTGCATTGAAACGCATATCGCACATCTGTTTTCTCGGCAAGAATATCTGCTCCGAAATCCTGCGACTTTTTTGTTACTTCGACTTTCTCATAGCCGTTTTTTATAAGCAGATCGGCAACGTAGCTTTCAAAATCATACCCATCAATAGACAGTTTGAACTTTTGGAATTTGTTTGCGTCGGCAAGTATTTCGTCGAATACTTCGCTTTCTTTTTTCTCCATCCGAGAGACCCAGTCTATAATTTTGTATTCCGCAGCCATAAGTCCGGCTTTTTTCGCCGATAAGGACTTTATTTCTTCTTGCAGTTTTATAGAATCCGCTTTTAACGTAGCTTTTTCTTCTTTAGCCTCTCGCACAACATCTTCTTTTACTCGCGCCTTTAATGTGGATTCAAATTCGTCCAAATCCTCTTTGCGTTTAGATAGTTTGGCTTCTTTTTCAGAAAGGGCACTATCACGCTTACGCAATTCCTTCTGATAATTTTGCAGCATGATTCTATACTCGCGGCTTTTAGCAAAGTGTCGTTGCACAGAGCGCTCGGTTTCTTCGAGCGCTTTTTCTTTTTCGGAAAAGTTTTCTTCGACGTATTTTCTTATTTGCTTATCAAATAGCGCCATTGACAAACCCTCACAAAAGCGCAATGCGAAATTGTACAAAACGTAAAATCCGGTATTTTATCGGATATAACATTGACATCCGATGTTTTACCGGCTATAATGGCCTTACAGAACTTAATTAAGGCAACAAAAAACCAAGCCCCCAACGGATTTCCCGTTTTGCGGACTTATAACCGATATTTTGTTGGCTGACACTTACATAATAGCGGTGTTGGTTGCGTTTGTCAATATAAAGTTCTGAATTTGATAAGGAGGGGCAAACGCTTGGAATTAAAAGGAATTCGAGAAAATGCGGGTTTGCGTCAGGAAGACGTAGCAAAGAAACTCCGTGTAAGAGTTTCCGCGGTGTCTAACTGGGAACGCGGTGTGAATGGTATCGCAAGCAAGTACATTAAGCCGCTGACCAGATTGTACGGCGTGACCGAAACGGAAATCAGAGCGGCATCGGAAGCCGCGCAGGCTGCAAGAGAAGATAAGGCGATGAGACCCAGCGAAGAGAACTAACACACAACAGGAGGAAATGAAAGATGAAAGAACTCAAAGTTAAATTAACGTTTATCGAGCCGATTCTCGGTACCAGCCCCGCAAACCCTGATATCTACCGCGAGTTTATCGGCAGCCACGCGCCGGATGCGGCAAGCGTGGAGGACGAGGTGGCAGCGCTGGGAGCGGACGCGGTTGCCGAGAAGTCCATGACCATTTTCCCGCGGTTGGACGACGGAACGCCGTTTTTGTACGACTACCAGATCAAGGGCTTTTTCAAGGACACTTGCGGCGGTCTGCGAAAGGTCAAGGATTCGTCCAGCAGCAAAATCAAGGCTTACAAGAAGGAAATCGACAAGCTGATTTTCCCCGAGCCGCGCACCATTCCAATTCTTTTTGACGGCGAGATCAAGGAGTGCCAGCGCCCGCTGAGAGCGCAAACGGCGCAGGGCGAGCGCATCAGCCTTGCAATGAGCGAGGAAATCCCCGCCGGGGCAACGTGCGAGTTTACGGTGGTCTGCCTGTGCGACGACCACATCGACGTTGTGCGCGACTGGCTGGATTACGGAAGATTCTCCGGCATTGGCCAGTGGCGCAACAGTGGAAAAGGCCGATTCCGCTGGGAGGAAATCGAGTAACGCAACGGAGTGGCATGGACGCGCCTTGCACGGCCTTGAACAGCGAAGATTAGCCCCGGAAAGCAACGGAATGGTTTTGCCGGGAACAGCGTTGACGAGCAACGGCAATGCGGAGATAAGTCTTGCGATGAGATGTGATGGCGAAGAATAGCTGTAATCAGCAAAGGAATAGCCTCGACTGGCTCTGATGTGCTATGGCATGGAATTCCCTTGATTAGCAATGGAATCGCTTCGCAACGCGAAGTGTAGCACAGCATTGGAAGGCAACGCAATGGAAGAGACACGCATAGATATGCAGAGGAATTGTTCAGCGAAGTGATGCAGCGGAGTTGCGACGTTTCGCTGTGAGCCGATTTGTAATGCAAAGAAAATGCCCCGCCCAATGTTGCAGCATCGAGCGGGGCGGGTGGGACAAATCTCACCACAAGATATTGTGTCCGTGCTTATTGTAGCACGGAAGAAAGGAAAAGGCAATGAGAAAAAAGCCAGAGTACAAGATCATCTGGGTCACGCCGCCTGACCCTGTAAAGCTGGGGACGATCATAGGCGAGATTTACGCGCGCGGCCGCGGCCTTGAGTTTGTCGGCCTTGTGCCGAACGAGAAGAAGGGAGAAAAGCATGGCTGACACGTTGTTTTTCGGCGGTATCGCCGCTACGGTGATCGCGCTCAACGGCTGCGACTTCCCGACAAGTCTTGCCGTCATCGGCGCGTGCGCGGTGTGCAAGGTGCTGTATGATCTGCTGCCGTATATCGACAGGGGGTGCAGACGATGAGACGGCACGACAAGCGCACGAGAGAGCAGCGCAAGGCCGATGAATCAGCGCTGTTTGCGGCGGCGTGTTTGGGCGCGACGATTCTCTTGATCGCGATCTCAATTCTCGCCACCAGTGCGCAGGCGGTCGAGGCGGAACCGGAAGAAGCGCCCATCGTAGAGGAGTATGACCCCGCGTGGGACATCCCCGCGACTGAAAGCGCGGTGTGCAATGACGTTTTTCTCGGCGAGTTTACGCTAACGGCTTATTGCCCCGGGCGCTGCTGCTGCGGCAAGTGGGCGAGCGGCTACACCGCCACCGGCACGCTGGCGACCGAGGGACGCACGATCGCGGTCGACCCGAAGGTGATCCCTTACGGAACGCATGTCCTGCTGATCTGGCCGGACGGTACGCAGCACAGCTACATCTCGGAGGACTGCGGTGGCGGTATAAACGGGAACCACATCGACGTGTTTTTCAACGACCATCAGGCGGCGCGCGTGTTCGGCGTGCAGAGCGCGATAGTGTATTTGGAGGCGGAGGAATGATCTATCGCTGCATGTGCTGTCACCTCATTTTTGACGATCCGGACGTTATGCGGCGGCGCGAAAATCTTGACGGGGAGCGCGGCTATGCCCTCGTGACGGAAATGTTCTGCCCGGACTGCGGCGCAGAGGAAATGTATTTTGAAGAATTGGAGGAGACCGAAGATGGATAACACCCTGATGAAAGTGACGCAGCTCCCCGTGATTGAGGAGCATTTGATGAGCCGGAAGGAGCAGACGGAGCAGCGCGTCGCAGAGGCAATGAGCCTTGTCTGCACCGACGAGACCTTAACCAGCGTGAAGAACATTCGCGCCGAAATGAACCGCGAGTTTGCCGATGCCGAGACCCAGCGCAAGGCCATTAAAGCCGCAATCATGGAGAAGTACGACAGCTTCGAATCCGTCTACCGTGAGTGCATCGCCGACCCGTACAAGCGCGCCGACGCAGACCTGAAAGCCAAGATCGACGCGACGGAAAGCGAGATCAAGAGCCGCTGCGAGGAAATGCTGCTGGGCTAT